AACAAAGCTGGTAACTACACAAAGCCAGAGCTTCGTAAACGTATTTTTAATCGTATCAAGGCTGGTGGCAAGGGCGGTGCTCCGGGACAATGGTCGGCAAGAAAAGCTCAGATGTTAGCTCAAGCCTATAAAAAAGCAGGGGGCGGCTACCGCAATTAATTATGATTCACGTTTTTCTCCTGTTCGTCTACGTTGGATTCGGGGAGAACGAGAGACTAATTAGCAAAGACATGTACTTTCGTAACTTAAACGAATGTGTGTGGTACGCACAAACACTACATAAGCAGGGGAAAAAAATAACTGCTTATTGCTTACCAAAACTAGTAGATAAAGATACGAGGGTATACTAATGCTTGCAGAACTTGCAGCGGCAAATGCCGCATTTAGCGTTATAAAACAAGCTGTGCAGCATTCTGGCGATATAGCTAAAGCTGGCAGTGCAATCGCTAAGTTTGTAGGTGCAAAAGAAGACCTGCAGAAGAAAGCTACTAAAAAAGGTGGCGGCTCTGACCTAGAAGAGTTTATGGCTCTTGAACAGATACGTGAACAAGAAGAGCAATTGAAACAGATTATGATATACGCTGGTCGTCCGGGCCTCTGGCACGATTGGCAAAGGTTTCAGGCAAAGGCACGTATAGCACGTAGAGAAGCAGAACAAGAACGTAAAAGAAAACTGAAGCATCACTTTGAAGTTTTTCTTATTGCATCTTTATTTATTTTAGGCTTGACAATTTTAGCCTGTATAGTATTATTAGCTCTTCATTCACAAGGGAAATTATAATGCTAAACTTTTTATTTTTAATTGTTGCTACATGTCTAGGAATACTCAACTATTTTGATATTGCAATAATTATTGCTTTTATTATGTTTGTTGTAAACGAACAAATTTATTGGTATAATACAAAAGACGAGATTGAAGTATGGCTTTAAAAAAATCACAAAGGAGTTTGAAAGCTTGGACAAAACAAAAATGGCGTACCAAAAGTGGTAAGCCTTCAACGCAGGGTCCAAAAGCAACGGGGGAAAGATATTTACCGGCTCGTGCTATCAAGGCGCTATCATCCAAGGAATATGCGGCCACTACGAGAGCAAAAAGAAAAGGATCAAAACAGGGAAAGCAATTCGTTAAGCAGCCTAAGACTGTCGCAAAAAAGGTAAGAAAATATAGGAAGGTAAAGTAATGAGTAAATATCCCGGCGTAAAACGACTACCTTCAGGAGGAATAGAATATCGTGGTAAAAAATTTGCAGGATTTAATAAACCGAGAAAGTCTGACCGCCCCGGTAAAAAGGGTATGGTCTTGGCTAAAGAAGGTGATCGCATTAAACTTATACATTATGGCGATTCGTCTATGGGTCACAACTACTCCTCTGCTGCTCGTCGCTCATTCAAAGCTCGTCATGCAAAAAACATTGCAAAGGGTAAAATGTCTGCTGCATTCTGGGCTGACAAAAAGCTGTGGGCTGGTAAAGGCGGTTCTAAAAAGTCTCCACCAAAAAGTCAAAAGCATAAAAAATATGGTAAGTCGTGATAGAAATTCACAGGATTGAACAGGACATTCGTGATTGGTCAGCTAACTTTTTAGAAATACCGCATGACAAACTAAACGGACTACCTCCATGCCCCTATGCAAAACAAGCATGGTTAGAAGACAAAGTAGCATTTAGTATTAATACAGGGTTAGAAGGTCTTGCACAAGCAGTTAAAGAGTTTGATCTACATGGATATGACATTGTAGTTTGGGCAAGCGAAGAAGTTTATGATATTGCATATCTTGATGGATACTGTGATGGTAT